TTTCCTTTACTCTTTCCAGATCAGATATAAAGCTGACACTAAATCCTGTAAATTCAGCGATATAAGCCTGTGTATATCCCAATTCTTTTCTGCGTGTACGTAATTCGTTTCCAAAAGCTTCTGCATCTGTTATTTTCATGACGCCTCCTTGTCGCATAGTCGAACGGCTTATTTTAATATTGTGCAAGTAAAAAAAGGTCGAACGGCTTATTTTTGATACATTTACCAATATACTAAGCCGTTCGGCTATGTCAATACCAGATGCGATCCAGAAAATGAGCTTAAAAAAGAGACCCATACCATAAATGATATGAGTCTCCAAAAAACCAATAAAATCAAGCTTTCTATTTAGAATTTACCAGCTTTTGCTGCTTCCTCAACAGAAACGTGGAATCCTTAAAAACTGGGCTTTTTCACTCGAAACTGTATAAATAATATATGAATGTATCATATTCCTATATCATTAACCATGTTGAATCGAGTTTATCCGGCGATAGTAACTGTGGTTCCTCCAGCAGCATTTTCGGTTTCTACATACGGAATCGCGTTAACTGTAACCTGTGATAAGTAGTCGTTACCAGCATCAGGTAAAACGGTCTGCGCCTTGGTGGAAGGTGTCACTGTCTTTGCCTGTGCTTTAACGGCTTCACCCGCATAAGTACCAGTTACTCCAAGAATGTTAATTCCAGATTTGATGTTTGCTGGAATAATTTTGGCCTGCTCTGTAGTATTAATACCAACTTTTCCAGAACCATCATGATATCCGATAGGAACCGTATATGTACCAGCTTTAGTACTGATGCTACCAGATACAGCCCCGTTGTTAACCATTGTACCAGTTACTTTTGAGCCTCTTGTATAAGCGGTCTTTCCTTTCAAGATTTCTGCAGCGGTTGCAGTTGCGTCTGTTGAGTTTACATCAAACGTGCAGGTACCTTCGATTACTTCTCCACTTTTATCATGTGCCTTTACACCCGCCAACATTGTAGCAGAAGTTACGGTATCCCCCGTAAGGTCAATTAAAGTATTCCCGCCATAAATTACTTTATTATATGCCATTTTGAATATCCTTTCCTATATAAGCAGTTACGCCGTTGGCATCATTACTGGTTGCATAAAAAGGAACCTCCAGTACCTTAATATTCTCTTTCAGAACCTTATTCGCTGTTTCTAGTTCCTGCTGTTCATATACGGAAGGTGTCACCTCATACTGTCCATCGTACTGCGCATAAATGTCACAAATGGATAATTCGCCAGACAATTTGTCCGACGTATCATGTACGGCACCGATTAATGTATTATCTGAGGAAATAGTTCCCTTAATAGCCTGTTCCACCGAAACGGACCCGGACAACGATTCAACGGCTGATAAACTGCTCATACTAATACACCTCTTCTGTTAACTTCAACTGTGCTTTGGTGATGAATGTATCTACTTCACCACTTACTTTTGTAAGCTGAATGTCATAGACATAATCTCCGAAATCCAAATCCTTGGTATCTTCGGAGTCCAATACCAGTTTCATGGTATCAATCGGTATGTCTTTTAAGATTAACGGCTGCGCATCGGAATAGGATTTCTTCATGGCAAACCGTATAGCATCACCAGCTACAGGTTCATAAATCTCGCCTTTGGAGTCACTGATAGTAATGGTTGCTATAAATGTATCTCCACGGGTTAAGCTAATCGATGTTCCAGAAACTTTGTAGCTCATAGTTCAACCTCCTTACGAAAGCTTCTTGTACTGGGCTGAACTGATTCCAAGCAGAATACCAAGGAATGTATCTACTGCTGTAATCGTACCTACAATTTCCTCACCATAAGGGAATCCCCAAATTCCAGAGATTGTAAAATACAGGGTTCCCAGTGCAGGAAGCAAATACATTGCGATCCATTTAAGTACGTCGTAGACTTTGTTACTCATTTTCATAACTTAATCCTCCTCTTTGTAAGTTTTTCTTATTTCCAGTTTCATAACTTCATTCATAATTCTTTCTGCAGAACCATTCCCGCCAAGAGCTTTGTATGGCAAATATAAATAGTTATACAGATTTTCATATTCATCATTGGTGATGTAACCACGTTCAATGTATGACATACCAAGATAAATGATGCGGTCATGACCAAGTCCAAGTATCATTTTGCTTTCATCTGAAACTTTTGAAAATTTCTTCTGCAAAATAATAGTTGCAAAAGACCAAAACCCCGTCGAAGCAAATACTGCGCTTAAGATAGATATAACAATGGTAGCTGTATTATTCATTTTGAATTTCCTCCTTCCTAAGCAACATCATCCATTTTCAAATATCTTCTAGTGGTTGGTCCGCATAATTTATCTACGGTAAGCTTACTTGACTGTTGAAATGCGGCAAGTGCTTTATCGCATTTAGGTCCAATATTTCCGTCAATACCATCCTTGTTCGGTCCAGTAGTGCCGAGATTGTATCCTGCCTGCTTAAGCTCCCACTGCAGCCATTTAGCAGGTTCGCCGGATGAATAGTACTGTGTTTCCTTGTATTCCTTGGTCTTTGCAGTGGATTTACTACAAACAACCTTGGTCGGCTCTTTATAAGGATTTACTGCTTTAGGTACATTGGAATCAATAAAATCGTACACCATATCGCTGAATAAAAGACCATAAACCCATTTGGTGGATGATACTTTTGTCTTCACGACGCCATAATTAATTCCTTTTGCTTCTACGCACATCGGAACGCCGTTTTCAATACCGATATATACTCCAACATGACCGTTTTTCCACAGTACAGTACCAATGGGAAACGTTGCAATCTGAGAAATAGCAATTTTCTTTGTTGCCGTTGAGCGTAACTGTGCAGAACCAACATTTTTACCACGATATCCAGCAATAAGACCTGAACAGTCAACATTTACAACACCTACCTGTTTCTTAGCTCTGGCCTTAGCCATGTATCTATCCGTTACTCTGTTCGGATAATTCTTATGCATCAAAGCCATATAGCTTTCCGTAAGCGGACCATGCGAAATTTTTGCCCCATAAAAATAAGGCATGCCAATTTTACTAATAGCAAAATCAGCAAGGCCTCTTCCATTAAGGATATTTGCTGGAGCCCCGGCATATTTGTTGTAATATTCCTGTGCCGTATTGGCACGAGACTGTTTATTCGCTTCCGATTTATTAGCTGGCGCTTCGTACTTAACCATGAAAATATCAGAAGCTTCTTTCACACTTTTAGCCGTTTTTAGCACATCCAGGACCTTCTTATACGAACTGTTAAGTTCAAATATCAAATGGTCCAGCTGCATGTTCTCATCACTAATACTTACGCCTTGACTCTTAGCCCTATATAATAAGGAAGCTTTGCGTCCACTGCTTGTCCACTGGCATAAACCGTATCCGGCTCTGTCGTCAATAAAGTTTATGTAAATTCCAGCATCTACACCCTCCGTATATTCCTCGTCAGTCATACAGAGACGTTTATTTGCCGAATTCTGGAGATTATTAGATTTGAGACCACTTTCCCGAGCCACATTTCCCATAACTCCGGCTGCTCCATAAGGGTTGCCAATCTCAGACAACAACCTGTTCCATATGTTTAATTCACTCATTTTGATTTTTCCCTCCCTATTTATTAAGCAACATCCGATAAATGATAAATCCGGCATTACCGGCTGTAATTTTTGGGAAATAATCGCCTTTTAATTTGCTTATATCTAAGGTGATTGTTTTTCGTTCAAATACTTCATTTCCCAAGGCAACACAAGCATCGTAATCAACACTGTACGGAACCAAAGGTGATATAATTTCCTGACTTCCATCAAGACTGTAAGAATATTCTCCCGGGTAATGTCTACTGAATCCGATAAAATTATTATATCCCGCTGAACCATCCCCCGCCTGGTCCATTGCAATATCTATAGAAAGAGTCTTATATTCTGTCAAATCGACAGCATGCGACCAGAAGGTTCCAGTACACGAAGTGGTTTTTGTCCGGTGAATGGTGGTGACCATGCAATCCCCGAAAGCGATTGTCCGTGCGCTTGATTCTACTTCTTTGCAATCAGACATGGCTCTGAATGATGTAAGTATACCGATCGTATCATCGTCATATACTTCGATTTCGGCTTGCACATTTCCCTGTCCCCAAGTATCTCCGTATATTGCATATAAAACAATGTAAGGATAATGTATGTCGGTATCTATAAACTGATTAACACCGTTGTTAGCCATCTTTAACCGAAATTCACCAAGCTCAGTAACATTAGCTCCGTGAGAGAGTTCAGATAACGAATTAGCACCATATACTCTAACTCTTGCATTGGATGTTTTATTCGGATTTGTTTCCAGCAATGTTAATCTCACATGACCGAGATTTTTCGTATTAAAATCGCCGGTATTGGCTGAAAAGTTTTTTCGAAAAAGAATAGAAGTTTTTTCCATCGTTCCTACTATTTCATTTCCAGCTTTATCGTGTGCAGTAACTCCGGTTAATAGTTTATTGGGCGACACCGTATCTCCGGATAAATCTATCAAGGTTTTTCCTCCATAAGTTACCTTATTGTAAGCCATTTTGATTTTCTCCTTTCTTTCACATAAAGGTGATATCTATCAAAGAATTCAGAACTTTTTCCGACGTATTGCCGTTTCCAGCACTTACTATATCCGAATCATTTGCAGGGCGCTGCGGGTCATCGTCCGAATCTGTTTGGGTATTCTTTATGTCGATAACAATGAATTTCTTCGAATTTTCAGGAAGAGAGATACTTATACTTTCTCCGCATGAGAAATTTTCATTTGAATAAATGTCATTTTCTCCGATATCATCCATGCTATCAACTTCCGAAACATATATTTTGCAATTACCGCCGCCTATCTGAACCTCTTCTCCATTTAATCCACTGGTACCGGGTACCCAGTTTGTTGTCTGGTAATTTTTTAACTTTATTACCGAATGATTTTTAGGAAAAACGTATGACTTACTGTATATTCCAGCTAAGCTCGGGATATTGTTAACCGTCAAGGTTTCGCTTCCATCAGATGAATATAGATTGTCTGTAATGTTCAATAAACCCACCTCCTATTCAACAGTAACTATCAAGAAGGTATTTGAAACACCGGCATCTATTGTTTTTTCGCCATATGTACCAGATAATAATATATACGGTATATTTGATGTATCCACTTCCAAAGGAGGCTGACTCAATGAAGCGTCCGTTGTGTAGTCAAATGTGTGCTTTGTCAGCAAATTGGACTGCTGAAATCCTAACGATTCATCAATTCTTATATGGTCGTATTTACTGCTTTCCTTGTAAAGCGATACACTGACATCCAACTCTCTGAAAATGAAATCATCTCCAGAAGGATAGACACATTCGATGGTGATTTTTTTATTTGCCTTAATCAAAAACGTCGCATCACTATTTATTTCAGATGAGGCAAATTCACCGCACCGAAATATGAACTTTTTGATTCCGGTATAAGCATCACCTTCCAGATTATCAATCACAGGCATAATATACCTCCTTTAGAACAGCTCGATTGTTATACTTTTTGTTTCACCGGGTTTGAAAACTATCGGAGTTGTATACACTTCGTGCATCATTAGATGACTGGTTGAATAATTCTGTGTACCGTTTTTACAAATATATCCAACTTCCGTGACATTAAGTGTTTCTTCACTCTTATTAGTGATAATACCTACTATTTTGGCACTTGCACTTTCTTTTTCGTAATCGTTAGTGCAATAAAAAGAAACGGATTGATCATATTTAGAAGAATCAATAGGTTCTTCCATTTTGAAATCAGTTTTCTTTGCCGGTGTTACACCTGTTCCTATTACCATAGATGGCGAATATTTCATTAGTCCGCTACTAATACCATATCCTGAACTAGTCACTACACCTTCTACTGTTTTACCAGTATTACCCGGAACTGCCTGATTCATAACATTATTGAGTACGCCCTGCCAATTATTTGTTAACATTTATTCTACCTCCTCTACTGTTACATTACCCACAATCTTGCAATCCATATTCAAAGTTTCAACCTCATGAATTTCTCCAATTTTTGCTTTTGCGGATAATTTTGATGGATTAACAACTTTAATATTGCTGATAACAATATCCTGTTCTGACGAGATTGCTTTTGTGCTGATAGTCAGTACACCCTCTTCTGTGGTATAAGTAACATCAGACCCATTTATGAGCTGCTTGCTTTCTTCTGAGAACACAACCGTAACAATGCTGTCTGAATGTATCTCGTCATTGGCAATCTTTTTAGAGCTGCCTAATTCTGTTTTAAGAATAGTAACTCCTCCAATCCATTTACCGGCAGTTGCTCTGATTTCGTTAATAGCCGATACCAAATCATCCTGATTATCGGTAATAAGATTTTTGAGATTGCCAATCTGCATCTGTAATCTTCCGGCTGCATCCTCACTTAACTGGTCTTTAATGTTGTTGAACCATTTGGTAAATTCATCCTGCCCGGTTACAATAAACTGCTTATATGCCTCATCCCACTGTTTCATCAGTTCCTCGGCATTAACCGTTTCCAGTATTCCGGAAACAAAGGGAGTATCTTCCGTCCCCACCATATTCGTAATGTTTTCCTGTAAAATTTCTTCCGCATTTGGCGAAACATTAATTTTGCAAAGATAATACTGATTCACAGTATCGCTCTTTGTCAATGCAGGTGCTTCCGGAGAGGTATCAGGCTGCCCTTTCAACAACTTAATGGTATTTTTCCTCACATTAAGATTAGAATTAACTTCCAGTACCACAGCATCAATACGGTTGTATACCACATCAGAAGGAGGCACAATCAGCGGTAAAAGTGAATCATTCTCTGTCCATGTATGATTAAACCATGCTTTTCCCGTACCCACCTTAATAGTCATACCCTTGCCAGCAGATACAATTAACTTATCTCCAATGGACATAAAGACTCCATCTTTAATAATTCCATCAAAGATTTTAGAAAAGTGAGTAGCATTATACTTACGGTCTTTATTGATAGAGTTATAAAAACCACATGTAACACTCATTTTGAATTTCTCCCTTCTATCCCTTTACAAGGGTAATTTTTGTAATGTCAAAGTCTGTGTTTCCCACATGAATATTGAGATAATATTCTCCGTAAAGAGAACTTAAATCAATACTTATTGTACGTTTACCTAACTTTACAACATTCATAGCTTTTTCAACCTTAGTATCCGACTCCACATATTCTGTTGATTTTGGTGCATTTTTCAGTAATTGAGCATAGCTATCAACAGCTGGTGTAGATGATGCAGAACCGGGCACGTATAAGACATTTTCGACAATATCCAAGCGTGTGTACTGGGTGACATCAATCATATTGGAAGCCCATATGTTACCACTGGGGTCTCCTAACGACATATCAGAAGTAAGATGAATTCCGTCTTCAGTAGCCGAATAATACCTTGCCTCACTGACAAACTTGGCAACATAATTGTTTACAAAGTTTCCGAGTATTTCCGTATAAACATCTTCTGCAACATCATCGATTACTTTGCTGAAAGTCGGATAAACCTTATTTCCGGTTGATGTTTGAGTGAAAGTTAGCTCTGAAATTCTCTGTGCTTTCTGCTTGCCGTATTCATTGGACACCTGAACAATATCTCCCAAATTGTAATCTTTCCCATATACATAGAAAATTTTGGGGCTAATCTCTGCTGAGAAAGAATTGATATCGTTGTTTTCCGATAGTTTCACAGCGCCTCTCTGCTTAAGCTGTTTATTGTAAGCATCAGTGCTGAGTGTACCGCTGTCGGTAGTAGTCGATAAGTCTCTGGCATCCGTGAACATTTCTCTGCGTTCAAGACCACTTGCTTTACCAACAGATACTTTTTTACGTTTGGAACCTTCTCCTTCTCCTGCAACAAGATTGACATTCTTAAACAGTTTCTTTGATTCCACAAAACTACTGGATGTAAGATTGTCCTGTGAAGGCGAAAATATAACATGCGGCAACTTGCTCTGATTGCGTGAACGATCTTCCCCAACGTATAGTGAAAAAACAAATTCATTCGACTCATTTAGGATAATTTTAAATCCTATATTGTTCTTCTTACACAACTCACTTATCGCTTCGTACAGTTCGTCTCCGGTGTACTGTGTGTCTATGGTTAAAGAAGTAATCCGTTCATCAGTCGACTCCTGAAAGACAAAATTTGAAATCTTACGGTCCACAAGCGATGGATTGATAATGCTGTCATTCAATAACTTCTTAATTCCATTTTGAAGTTTACCTTTTAAGATTGTCTGGTTCCATATAACACGTCTATCCAAAATCGATTCCAAAGAACGCCCTGAAATCGTAAGATGGTCCCCATCTTCGGAATCAGTTTCTATCGATATAGATTCCACAATCATCATGTGTTCCGTGTCTTTCTTCCACAGATAATAGTCTAACTGGACAAGTTCCAGTAGCTTACTGTTCGCAGATGTATAGATTTCAAAGTCACCATACTCATTGTATCTGTCAGACCAGATAAATGACTCGTAAGTGTCAATGATTCCGACCGGTTCAAATTTTGTATTAAGAACTATCGTTTCCATCTTAAATACCTCCGTAACGCAAGTAATAATCCATCTCCATCAACAGATTTTCGGTTCCGGATTTAGCGGTGTAGGCAAACGTATTAACACCTTGCGAAAGTGTAAGCCAGTCAGCATCACGGTTTATACAGTTAAAAATGTTGTAACTTTCCCCTGCCCGAATCAGTGTGACGCTCTTATTACCCTTATTAGTATTGATGATAATGTCATCTCCAGCAGAAATTTTCTGCCCTGTCAATCTCATAAGAAGGTCTGTATCAATCTTAATAGACTGCCTGGTTTCAACATTGTAAATGGCAATCTGGGAAACCTCACCGAGCGCATGAAGACTGAACACAATTCCTGTATCTTCGTCTCCCTTGTAAAGAATACTTCTTAACTTCGTCTGTTCAATTTCACCAAGCACAATCTCGTCTTCTCCCCCCTCATTACTGAAAGGAAATTCAAACAATGATTCAATCCCGTCAAACGTAACTAAACTATCTTCCGTAGACCTAAAGAACGGGTCGGGACATATGATGGAAACCTGAACTGTTTCCTGCTTACTAAATATATCCGGGGAGTTTGATTCCACATAACCTTCGATTTTTACATTTCGGGTATCGGTTTCAAACAACAGATTAACGTTCCTTTTAACCGGAAACATCTTATAAGCAAGCAGTCTCGCTTCTTCGATGGTTGATACATCGGTAAGAATGAATGTAAAAACAATGTTTCTTTCATCTACCCTTGCCGAATTAAAATAGGACCCGTCTCCGGTAACAATATCTGTAGTATTGATACTGGCTTTGACAGGTCCCAAACCATCAATATTTTTTATGAGGAACCCCGTTTCAGCGGAGTCCCCCAATTTAATTGTTAATGAGTCACCTAAGTGATTCGTTACTGTTACTGACTTAATCATTTCTTCTCAACCATTCCTTTCATAGCTGCGAACTGATTCTTTGTCTGTCTGTAAATATCAGTCCTTGACAATGCCTTAGGTGAATAATTGTTCTGGGTAAACTGGTAAGTGTTTCCACTATCAGGCACCTTATTACCATTATTGGTATTATTTTCATTATTACTTCTCGTAGACTGCTTGTAGTCATTGAAGCTCGCAGCCGTCTGCACAGCAAGTCTCTTAGAAGCCATGTCATTTATTCTGGAAAAACCATTTTGAATATTTGACAGATCCATTTCGGGTTTGATAACTGGATTGAAGTCTTCATCCAAATTAAGAACCTTGGAAATCTTACTCTTCGCATTATTAAACCCGTTAATTGCCTCGTCAGCCATATTATTTCCAGCCTGTGTAATAGCATCGCTACACATATACAGACCGTTAACAAATCCAGCTACAGTATACTTACCAAGTCCTTCGAATAACTTAGAAGGTGAACTAACCTGCAATTTATTGGCCGCTGTGTTATACACGCTATTAGCCATGTTCGCAATTGTCGTGGTAGGTCCGGTTGCGGCTGATGAAATACCATTTGCCATACCTTCGCTAAGGCTCTTACCAAGATTGTAACCTGCTGAGTATGATACCGATGCAGATATGGTATCCATAACCCGAGTAGCCATCATATTAGCAGCCAGCAAAAGCATCCTCATCTCTGTTTCGGACTGTAACCCATTCTTCATACCATCTACCATAAATTCACCCATCTCCAATGTTTTTCTGGAAGGGGAATGAATTTCAAGGCAATCCTGTAAAGACATCAGCACAGCCATACCATACTCATAAGCAGCCTCTCCGCCTACATCCGGATTTAATCCAAGGGTGAAACCATCCGATGCCATTTGACCTGCCACACTATAACTCTGCAGTACATTAGCAGCCGCCTCTGTAGGCATCTCTAAAGATTTCGCATACCAAACGTTTGCTTCGGCTAACTGTTCATCAGTCATCTGTACAAATGCTGCTACTTTCTCATACCCTTGCGGTCCAAGTTCTGAAAGTTTTGCTAACAATCCTTGGTCAATGCCTCTTATGGCCAACTGCTGAATATTATTAGCCCAATCTCTGACACCAATTACCTGGGATTTCATGTTGTTAAGCATCTGCTCTCCGGTAATTTCTGTCTGACTATTGAACTCGCTGAAAATGTCCATCTGACCACTAATTGTTTCAGTCATTGTCTGGAATGCCGATTTAACTTCAGTAGCCGAAGAGGCAAGATTACCAAGTCCTCCAGTCAATTCATCAACACTGGGAAGATTTCCGGTAACTTCATTTGCCAAATCAACTAAATCAGCTTTAGCATCATCAAGACCAAACATTTCCTTAACTTTTTCCCAACCATAATTCTTGGTACCGTACATTTGCTGTTCAATCATACTGGGCATACCATTATGTCCGGTCATGTTTGATGAACCAAATAAACCGTAAATATCTTTTATGATTGGAATATTTTTCAAGTCAAAGTTTGACAAATCGAAGTATTTTCCAAAAGCATCAGATGCAGCTTTGCCTAAATAAGACATTGTGCTTTCTACGGAGGGAACCATATCCATGATACCTCCAATAAAACCGAGACCCGCATTCTTACCAATCCATTCAAACTTCTTGGATGGCGAATGAATATCTAATGCCTCTGTTGTCCCAGTGAAGGCAGCCATACCAATCAACTGACCAGCTTTTGCCACTTTGTCGATTCCGTTCGCAATGCCAATAGTCATACCGGCACAAGCATAACCGCCAGCCTGTTCAAATCCTCCGGCGAGAATCAAATCAATATAATGCATCGCAACTGTCAAACCTTCTGCGGCAGTCAATGCAGCAGCACCTAATATACTCAATGCACTACCATAAGCAAGACAACCAACTGCTCCGATAAGCATAGATGCTCCAGAAATTGCTGCTAATAAACCATTTTGATTTACATAGGATAAACCGTCTCCAATTGTCGTGAACTCTATGCCTTGTAAACCACCTAAGACTTTTGACATAGCGAACAAAGCAAGAGCTGCTATGCCGAACCCAGGTGCTGCGATGTACAGCAGTAATCCGGATGCCCCCAACATGGCTACTCCAGAAGACAATGACATCATCTCTTGACCTATGGCTGTTAAATCTAAGTTAGCATTCTGGAAAGTTGTTAAAGCATTTGCCAGTGACGGAAGACTACTGGAAATAGCATTGAATCCCAATGACAACACGCTAAAACCAATTCCGGCAACACCCGATGCGACTCCAAAGCCTAAAAGTTCAAATGACAGCATTCCGATTCCATCTGAAACCTGGTCTATGGTATCTGAAATTGCCGTAAAAGTATTTCCAACGGTAACAAAATCAATGTTCTGGATTTTCTCAAGTATTTCAATCAGCATACTGATGCCTTGAGCAGATAGTTTTACGCCTGTTGCAAAAGCCAGAAATCCATTTCCGAGCAAATAAACTCCTGCCGCTGCAGGTATAAGCATCAATCCACGCTGTGCGATAACACTCAAACCCTCCGCTAATATACACATCCTGTCATAGATAACCTTATAGTCTATCTTTGTGAGTGCAGTATTAACATTGGTGATTCCTTCAGCCAGAGGGTTCAAAGATTTTGCAATGACGGCTATACCAATAGCTGTTAAAGGTAAGCCAAGTCCAGCCAGTGCCATCTTGAGTAACGGATTAACCATTGCCGCAAATGCTTGGACGATAGGCTTCATATTGATGTTCTGAAGTTCCTTGAAAGCTTCGGTCATAGTGACAACAGCATCAGCGGCATAGTACATACCCTGCCCCATCATCTTAACACCATAGCCGACCAAGGCTACTGCCCCAGCTAAGAAATCAAGAGCAACAACCACAAGCACAAGAATAGCTGCTATTTCAGGAGCACCTTTAGCAACTGCTATAAATACACCCGCTATTACCGATAAGACTACAACTAATGCAGTTACTGCACCAACAGCATTCCATAAAGCTTCCCATTTTACATCTGTGAGGAAAGATAAACCATGGGCTATAATTGGAATAGACAACGCAAACAGAGTTAATGCTCCGGCTATGGCTATCAATTTGGTTCCGCTGTCTGAGAATTTATCCACCGCTTTTAATATGCCTGCTAAAGCACCTATAACCAGTGCAATTGAAACAGCCGCTACTAATATGGTCCCCCACTCACCAGCCGATATTACTGTTAAAGCAGTCAATCCTCCAATTACTTCAGCGAGTATGACTGCGATAAGTCCTAAAGTACCTAAAGTACTCTTATTAAAATTAGATAATCCTTTTTGTTTATTAATATACTCGAGTAAGCCGAACATTGCTGCGAAACAAAGCCCCATAGCAACAAGTGGTGCTATAAACTGGTACCACTTGAAATGACACATTATGCTCAAAGAAACACCTATTGCCGCAATCATTGCTGCAATTCCATATAGTACAGTTGCCTTTGTATCTTTTAAACCGGATGATTTAGATATGACCTTGAGTAAGCCGAACATTGCTGCGAAACATGCTCCTATAGCTACAAGTGGCGCAATAAATTGATACCACTCATACTGACATGTTACGCCCAATGCGAAGCCGATTGCTGCAATTATAGCCGCTGCTCCATATATTACAGATGCTTTGGTATCTTTTAAACCCGATGATTTAGATATGGTCCGAAGTAGTCTACCAATCATAATCATCACTACAACCATACCTCCTGTTGCAGCAACAACCGATACCCAATCATAGTTCTGGGAACCAAACATATGAAGTATAGCTGCAAGTTCCACTAACATAACGGCCAGTGCAATCATGGTGATGATATTCTTTTTGTAATATAGGCAGTTCTGGGTCTTGGTTAACGCATATCCGACAGCGCCAAGAACGACTGCCATTATACTCATAACAGTTACGGCTTGTTCCAATTGAGCTACTGGTATAAATGCTATAGCTATTAACTCAGCAAATATTAACGCCATACTTGCAAACAAAGCAGCCAAAGACTTAAATGTAGTTGCCTGTGTAGAGTCAAGATTTTTTGCGACTCCATATGCTGCCAGCATAGCCACAATTATGGTTCCAGTCATTAAGGCCATTTTACCAACAAGAGCAAAATCAAACGTTACACCTTGGAGTAATTTCATTGCACCGGCAAGGACAACAATTAAGGTTGCTATAGAAAGAATGGATTTATTCAAGTCTTTCAGATTAACCTTTTCTGTTAATTTGCTGAGTCCTGTAAATGCAACCAAAAGAGCCATCGCTCCGCCTATTGCTATAGCAGACCTGGTAAATACCTCCTTATTCTTTATTGTTTCCAGCAACTTCATTACAAGTGCTAAAACGACTATTGCAACCGCCATTTTCATAAGTCCGGTAGTTACCGCTTTGAAGCTTTTATCTGCCCTTCCAAAAGCAAACATCATAGCTGTTGCAATTATTCCGATAGAAGCAATTGTCTCACGATACTTATCCAAGGAACCAAGAATCTTATCGTAATCGATAGCATTGACTAAATCGGATAAGGATGTCGATGACTGTTTAATAGCTGATATAATGAGGAACAATGTAAGGAAAGAACCAAGACCTACATGTTTCAAAGATGCCGCCATGACAGATAGTGCCATCATAACAACGATCAAATCACCTAATGAATCATGTATACCGCTTAAATCAACATCTTTAATAGAAACAAGTGCTTTAATAATACCTTTTGCCGCTAATGCAAACGAAAGAAGCATCAGCGAAGAACGTACACTTCCTCCAGACATTCTTGAAACAACAACCGCAGTAGCTGCTATTTCAGCCAATACAGAACCGAGTACAAGAACCTTCAGCCAAATATCCGTGAAATCTATATGTTCAAGAGCTTTCAAGGAACCTATAAGAATTAACGTAGATGCAGCTAAAGCAACAATATTAACGGCTGCTTGCGTGGCGTCTTTTGCCTTCTTATTTACGACTGTGATTATACTTCCCGCAAGAGTCATAACGGCTATCATACCACCAAGTACAATTAAAGATTTATTAAATCCGGCATCATTTACTATCTTGGTGAGCAGGAATAAAGAGCCTGCCAATATTGCAATTGATGTTGCAAATTCAAGAAATACAGAGTGTGCTTTCTTAACAGCAGTTTTTCCATCAACAACTTTCTTTAAGGATTTAAAGAAACCTCCTATAGAATCTGACGTTGTAGTTAAACTCTTTGATAACTGATAAACGGAACGAGCGAAAGCTGCCACCGCAACAGATACTAAAACTAATGCCACTCTTCCGGGAGTAATTTCAGATGCTAACTTCTTGAAAGTCAGTACCAATTTACCGATATTAGTATTTGAATCTTTAGCACTTTCGGAAATTTTCTTAAAGAAATCAGTAATCGGATTATGCAACAAACCTTTGATTATTGAATTCTTAAGGATTATAAATTGGTCTCCTATTACTTTCAGTTTGTCACCGATGGTCTTGGCAGAAGCAAAGGAATTAAAGAACTTTTCGACGGTTTTCTTTGTATTCCCTAACCATGTAACGATTTTCTTAAATCCATTTTGAATTATAGAAAGTATTTTAGGAATAACGACTTTTCCGAGATTATACAATGTGGATACTATTTTTACGATAGCATACAATATTACTGCTAATCCCGATACAGCAATATTTTTTATAGTTTTTAACACAGTTAGTATACCGTTAAATACGGTCTGAACAACAGATAACTGTGATACTTTCTTTATTAACTGACCAACCTTGCTTATGATATATACCAAAATAGCAGGTACTCCGACGAGGATGGCTCCCAAAACTTTAATTACTGTTTGCAGTATTTGTGTCTTTTCAATCCAGGTGTTTAACTGGTAAACTAAGTCACCAACATAACCGGCAAGAATAAGTACCATGTTTAAAAGTACATTCACAGGCTTAATCAGTGGACTAACCGCTTTTAGAACATTACCGACGATAACTCCTGCCAGACGCAACATAGAAAATACACCTTTGGAAACATTTTTAATTGCCATAAATGTTTCTTCTGTAACCCCAAGATTGTAGGACAGGTTTTTTATGTTACGAATCACATCCAAAATGATGTGACCTGATGAATTCGGAAATACTTCTTTATAGGCTGTACTAACAGCAGCTATTGCAACTGCAACTTGCTTAAAGACATTACTTATGGTTTTAAAAGCAGGTGCGACCCAAGACACATCAAAATTATTAAACATTTTGACGATACCGTTCGTTACAACTTTCATTACAGTAGTCAAATCTGAAATGAAAGGTTTCAATTCAGTATGTACCTTGTTAATAACTGGTCTTATTGCATTGAAAATATCTTTCAAATCCTCTAATGCCGGAGTTGCAACATCCGCTCCAATTCTGGATAAAGCGGCTTTCATATTGGATAACGCACCAGTAAATGTCTCATTTGCTGCTTTTGCATGTTCGCCGAATGTACTGTCCATAGCATCCGCAAAAGTCTGGAAATCAATTTTTCCTTTAGAAACCATATCTCTTACTTCGGCTTCGCTTTTGCCTAAATATTTTGCAAGTGCAGCTGCTGCATTTAAGCCTCTTCCCGAAAGAGAAAGAAGCTGTTCTCCCATCAAACGTCCGTTACCCGCAACAGCTGTATAAATACGACCAATATCGTCATAGGTGCTATTAGTCATTGTAGCAACACCGGAGATACCTCTCAATGCGGTTTTCATGTTATCTCCGATTTGAATACCGGATGCTGATAACTGTGCTGCTACTTTTGCTGCCGAATCAAGACCATATGCTGTATCTTTAACACCATAATTAATATCATCTTCAATAGAAGACCACGCAATCCCAAGACCTTTTAGCTGGAACTTTGCCTGCTCAATGTTTAACGCTCTGTTCTTACCTCCTTCAATAAGAGGTCCTGTAATAGTCTTGTATAATTTCTTTCCAAGACTTAAAGCTGATTTAGTAATGGAATCAAGTGCGGACATACCGATGATTCCCATAGTGGAGAACCTTTTAGAAAGGCTATCTACTGCATTTCCGATGTCATCCAAAGTAAAATTTTTAGATGCCTTGCCTAATTTGTCCAAACTCTTGGAACAATCTTCGAAATTGAGCTTATCATTCAATTTTTCAAGAGTGTTTAATGTCTGCTGCGCATTCTTCTCAAATTGTTTATTATCGAACCGCATCTCGACAATTCTCTGGTCAATTTCTGTACTCATTTTACGAAGACACCTCCTTCCATGCTTTATCCGCTATTTCATCAAAAAGAGGCTGAATAGCAGGATTGATATAATCTCGACCCTGTACCCAGCCTCCGTTTCTTGTTCCGTGTCCATACTGTAGGATAACTGCTATATTACAGCCATTTTCCACATGTGAATTACACCACACAATAGACACTGATGATTTATGCCGTTCGATTTTGTAATACCATGATTGTGATGTTTCTCCGGAATCTATGGGTGTTGCTTCTGCTAAAGCTTTAACACCCTGTCTTCCGTATTTATCAAGTTCTCCAAGCCGAACGAATTCCAACGCTTTTTCAATAAAGCTATTTGTTTTCTTAAAATTACCTTTTTGTACGAGTGTGATAACCGGCATTGTATCACCTCTTTCTCTTAGCCAATCGGGCTTCATTTATTTGTTTATTCCGTCTGGCAATATCTCTCTTGCTCATTTTCTTAGGTGGAGCGTTCTTCAAGCTGCATACCTGTATAAGAGTAAGTAACTGATTAAGATGCCATTTGTCACAGGTGAACGGAATATTGCTTTGTGTCATCCAGTAATAGATGAGTTCTGCTGTAATAGATTCACCACTGCCTTTACCTTTGTTAGCTTCTTTAACATCTTTGGAAAACCAGGTGGCCGTATGTGAATCATCTATGTAGTTTAATATCTTATCGAGATCTTTCTTTGTAATTCTCTCGTAAACACTTTCATCCACATTTTGTGTTAGTGTCATACATCGAATATAATCGATGGTTTCTTCTGTATTCATTTTCGTAGTGAGAAACGGTTTGTGCCATTTTGATTCCCACGCATAGAGAGATGCTAAAGAATGCTCCAACTCTATACGCTTTTCGGGAAAATCCATGAATTCGCAGGTATCTTCGTCATAATACTCAGATGCCGGTATAGTAATTGACAGCATTCTTCTTCTCTCCTTTCTCTTTATTCGGTTGTTTCAGCCGTACCTCCGGGTAAAACTTCCAAGTCTAACCCCTTAAGTCTTGCTTCTGCATTCTTAGATACTGCGGAAGTATCAATGTCCTTGGGCATAATTCCAAGAATGAATTTATTAGCTTTGTCGGGGTCGCTGATCAATTCCATGATAAGCATGGAGTAAGCTTCTGTTTCCATGAAAGCATCCTTAACTTCCTTTTTCTTGATGAAGCGTCTGCCATCGTCAGATTTAACGCCATAGGAATCGTAGATAAGCTTCTTGAAGATTTCCATGATCTTTACGTTATCCTGGGTCATGATGAGCTTATTGATTGTCTTTTCCAGCCCTCCCTCTGTTGACATTTCCATGTCCAGCAGTTCAGCCTTTGTAAGGTGGAAGCAGTGTTCCTCTTTTCTTATGTTTCCATCATAATCTTCAAATTCAAATGTTTTTGTAATCATTGTTTTTTTCTCCTTTTCTTTGCATAAAAAAAGAACACCCTGTTAAGGTGTTCCTCAATATATTGACAATATTTATACTTATTGATTTTTAATAGCTTTGATTTTTTATTACATTATACCAGAAATCTCTAAAAAATAACAAAAACCAAAACCTATTACAGCGAATAAGAACCAAAGAATCATGTAAGTAAATATAGACCTATTATCTCTTTTGTCTTGCTCTGCTTCCGCATCTAATTCCAGTTTCTTTTCTTCCAACTGATGTTTGCTTCGTATTTTCTCGATTCTTACAGTGTCACTTACTTCAACGATTCTTTTAGAGCCGCAGTAAGGACATTGCATAATCTCTCCATCCTCATCAACTTCCATTATTCCGCCACAATCCTGGCAACGCAGGGCCACGGTTTGGAATTGCTTCTGAGGTGTTTTATCCGCCGGAATATTGTTTACTGTCGGCGCACCACATTTATAACAGAACTTCACATTATCAGCCAGTTTAGTACCACATTTACAACAAAACATAAGCGTACCCTCCTCGTTAAGTTGTTTATAGTATAGCATAATAAGGTTCAAGTGTCTATTACATGATAAACATGTAAAGAGCGCCTTCCGTTAAGAAGACGCCCTAAACCATTTTGATTTTCTGAAATCATCAGCCTGCTGCAAAGAGTTCCTTTACTTCATCAGGCAGAGGTAATCTGGATGCCGCTGCGGCGCTTCCGTACAGAACATCTTCGAAAGCTTTCAGCTTTGCGGAATCAACCTTAAGAGAGCTGATTTCCAGATGTGCAGTGGGCTTAAAGCCTGTAACCGCTATAGGGGTTGTGGTAGTCTCAAAAGAGAAAGTATCCGCATCCGGATTATCATTAACAGTTTCGTAGTTCTTCTCGGCAGGTGATGCTTTTGCACCATAAACCAGATGAATCTTGTAACCTGCATCTCCGCTTACATCGTTACCGATCTTGGTTCTGTAAGCAAAGCCGAAACCAACACGCTCCTGCTGAGAAATGCTGATACCGTTATCAAGCTCAACTTCGCCATTACATACACCGAATTCAGGCGGATATGTATAGCATTCAATTGTAGGATTGAATTCTTCTGCTGAATACATTGTCAGGTAAACCATGTTGTCGGCATACAGCTTGGTAGGTTCTCCACCATCTGTGCTCTGGTTAACCGCTGTTAAACCACTCCAGGCAATACCATTCTTATAGCTGCCATCTTTGTTCTGGACAAATAAGACACCCTGGTCCACACCAGTTTCATAGTATCTTTCACCAGTCTTGTCCCATTCAAGTCTTTTCTTTTCTGCTTCGGGCATTTTTAATCCTCCTCATTAATCATATAAAGTGAATACATAATGATACAGATTGCTGGTTTTGAATATTCTGTCAAACTGACAGTTCTTAAATTCATCCAGCATATCCACCACAGTGTTATCTGGGTCTTTATGTATAAGGGTTACTGTGTATTTTTTTCTTCTGATATAATGGATGTTGTCTGCTGGAATATTTACAATTCCAGAGAGTTCATACACTATACATGGATAAACCATTTTTGCTGACTCAGGGGGTTGAAAATACACATTTTCTATTCCTGGAATTTTACATAATTCCTTATGCAGAGAAAGTCTGTCACTCATTGTATTTACCCCCTATTGTCAACACGAGTCTGGGATACTTGACTTCCACATTTGTGACAGCCCATTTGACTCCCATATACTCGGCATAAACTATGTTGTGGAAATTCTGTTTAGCAAAAGGGTCTGCAACGATGCTTATTTCATTTCTGGTTGTCACATCATTGTTGACACTTTCTCCCAATTGGAATGAACAGGAATTTCTTACAAAGTCACCGCAGTATTGTTTTTTAGTAATATCTGGGTTCCAAACGCCCGCACCATTATCAATGGTTTCGCGAAAGCCTATTATTCCGGAGAATTTTGCCATTTTGATTTTCCTTTCTAAAATTAGGCATAAAAAAAGAACCTTCTAAGCGGTTCATCTAATTATGCCTAATCAATTATGAGGTTTGCGGGTTGCTTAGACAGTTCCTTCCTCTGAGCCGGAAGGTGTGTTCTGAGTCGGAGTTACATCCTCTTCGATAACGATTGCAGATTTAATTCTGGTAAGTGCGCCAGATACTCTGGTTTCAATCAGAGACTTCTGCTGGTTGAAATCGATATCAAACTGGGTGAAGTGAGAAATTTCACCACCCTTAGTAGCACCTAAGGAATAGTCAGCAAGGTTAACAAACATGCCATGAAGTTTCTTCTTCTTGGAATCACTGGTTGTTCTTACCTTACCTTCGAACTGCTCAGCAGTTACAATAGAACCAACATTTAATGCAGATGCAAGTTCTGCAACAGAGCCGAAGATTCTTCTGCCGTTTCTGTCTCTTGCAAGCAGCATGCAGTTAAGAGCATAAGGTGTGCAGTAATAATCGGGAGTTCCGGTGCCCTTATACTTCTCTCTCGCATGAAGTGCGGTTTCGATCATTGCTTCGGCATACACATAATTGTCGCCGAAGTAGCTGCCGGTTTCAGTACCCTGCAGTTCTTTCTTAGCCTTAGTCAAATCGATTTCAGCATGAATGGTGTAAAGTTCATCGTCCAGCCAGATAGGTCTAATCTTATCCGGCATAATCTTAGCCTCATCACCGTCGTCACGGCCATCACCCAGCATAATTGCCGTAGCCATTTCCTCGTTAAGCATCAGACGGTCGATGATATACAGATACTCAACATAGTCGAAATCTGTAATATCGATAATGTCATCCCTGTGCAGTGCACTCTTAACGTATACGGTCTGAGGGTCAGTGGTACGTCTTACAAGGTCAAAATTACCAGTCTGGCTTTTCTTTTTACCCTTCTGATAACCCTTGGCTCTAAGGGTATCAATGTTGCGGATGTCAACCTGGCTGGTTCTGATTCTGGAAATAGGGCTCTTATGTACCTTTTTCATTACCAGAGAAATCCAGCCCTGGTCGTTGGTCACCAGTTCCGGTGCACCGGGTCTTACGTCTTTGTATTCAGGGAATAATAAGGTAACGTTACCATCTCCACTCTGAACAAAGCCGCTGCTCGCAGCATCAGCGTGCTGTAATTCAAGTCCGTTATCGGCGGCATACATCTCCAAAGCTTCTTTGAAGCTGCCGACGCTGCTGGTTTTTGCCAGCTTAAGGATGTCCACCTGCGCAGAATGAGATAACACATTCTTGGAAGTATCAGGATTGGATTTGTCAAATACGTTGTGTTTCATTTCTTCTTTTCCTCCTTCTTTGGATTCGGTTTTCTTGTTTTTCTCTTCTTCAATTGCCATTCCGACCAAGGCTGCCACGCAATCTTGCTGCTCTTCGGTCATAGTGTCGAACACTTCTTTGAGATTTGCAGTAGATTTATCAGAAGATTCCGATTTTTCTTTCTCTTCTTTAGAATCCTTATTTTCTTTACCCTCTTCACCTTTGTCGGAATGCTTCAGACTTTCGTTGCAATCATCGTCATCCGCATAATCGGCTTCATCTGAGTGAGACAGATAAATCGGTTCTCCGGTGTAAATAATCGCCTCATCGTCTGTATCTGCTCCATGAGTAATAACAGAGTCGATAAATGCTCCAGGGTTTGCTCCTGCAACAACCATACTGACTTCTCTGATTGCTCCATGTAATACATCGCGTCCCTTCTGAACAAGATTGTTTGCCCAGATAGACAGTGATTCGATATCTCCGTGCAACAGAGCAGTCTTGGCATATTTCGCTTTTGGACTGTCGTTTAAGAAGCAATAAGCATATACACCATCTTCACGATTCTCGAGAATAGCATGACCGAGAATATTGCTCACTTCCTGTGACTGGTGCATCCATACCAATGGAACTTTGGCGCCGTCATTATCTTTAAAAGCATTATGACGAATTATCCTGCCATCGGTACATTTGAGATTATTTTTAGTGGCATAACCGCTAAAATCATAGTTCTCAACTTTCAATGCCATTTTGATTTTCCTCCTTAATTATTTTTCTGTGTAATCCCCTTCATTAATTAAATTGCCATTTACATCCACACTTTTCTCATCCTTAGCTTTTGAAATATTGCTGTTACGCAATTCATCAGCCTTAGGGTCTCTGGACGGCTTTACACCAACAAACTGTCTTACCTCGTTGGAAGTGAAGATTTCGTTTCTTGTAAAGGTGTCTGCCATATTTGCTATATCCGCAATGGGAACTAACTTGAAAGGGTCTCTGAAGAATAGAATTGATTGTTTGAGTTCATCTCTCTGGTAATCGGATAAGAATTTTCTCTTCATTTCCTCTACTATTGTCGAGATGATGACCTCAATAGTTCTACTGTAGTAGTTATTCATGGTCTTTTCATCAGCCGTACCATCCATAACACTCTGAGTGATACTTAGCTGACTGTAGAAATTGTTTGTTAGGTATTCAATCTGTTTCAAAAGATTATTATCAAGGGAACGGTTTAATTGTGTTACATGTTCTGTAGAATCGATGTAAGCAATACCATATTTGGAATTAACCAGCTGGTCCTCAATCTCTTTCTTTCGTTCTTTAGCCTGTTTTCTTTTTAAGTCAGACCTTACTGTAAATGGAAGCTGAATGATGAGGTCTAATTTTCCCGAACCGCTTTGTTCATCGATAGCATCCAGAATCGCGAGTTTTCTCGCTAAACGTTGTCCTGTCGAGTTAGGTTCGTTCACAACTGCATAAAACGGATTTTCAATGATGACCACTGATTTCTTTGAAAGAATTAATTCTTCGTTCAAACCGGTTTTTTCATTATAAAGACGTACTTTTACATGCTGTGGATACCAGTTGATTATTTTTCCGACCCTCATCGATAAAACATCAAAAGAAGTATCATCCGAAGATGTTTCGCTCTGATGATATCCAGCTTCATCTACTTCTTCTCGAATAATGTCATCTGTATCAACCGGAATAATTGCAACACACCCTTCGTCAAACATTGACATAACAATGTCCTGTACAAAAGGTCTCCATGCCTGGTCTATATTTGCTTCCAATGTCAGACATCGATTTAATCCGGAATACACCGTCGATTCATATCTGTCATTATCATCAACCTTTGCATGAACAATATTCACCAACGCAACATCCAATGCAATTCTATTGAATACCGATGTAACTATGGAACGTTCATTTCCTCTCGTTAACCGAATACGGTCCGGATGATACGAAGTAGCATATCCATAGTCTCTATACCTCGGTGTAGGGTCTTTATTAGCAAATGCATTCCAGGCATGTTTCAGCCTATTTGCGAATGATAATTCCATTTTGATTTTCCTCCTATTCAAAGTAATCCTTATTCAGTTTATAAGCGACATACGCATCTAATAGCGCTGCCACAGCATCAATCTTCTGCTCATACCGTTTCTTTAATAGTTTACGGTTACCATTAGTGTCTTCCATGGTTATACAGTTGCCCATGGCAAATGTCATCAATGTTTCATCAAACAGAAGCGCTCTTTCCTCGGCCAGTTTCTTTAATTCACCCAGCGGTACAGATTCTGTTTTTGCTCCCTGTGGAACCTTAACAATTCCAAAAGGACCTTCTTCTGTACTCCAACGCTCAACAAATTCTTTTGCATTATAAGGGTCGTATCCAAAACAGCAAACGTCATATTCCATATCATTAATAAAGACAGCCAAATCGTCATAAACCTGTAGCATATCAAGTACAGTTCCATTCATAACAACTAAGCTGCCTTCTTCGATGAATTTTTCATATTTACTTCGCATTGCTCCGGGAAGTTTGTGAAGTGTATACTCCGAAATGTAATTTCGAGTCTTGATTCCGAAATCACCATTTGATAACGGAAATAGAAATGTAAATGCGCAGAAGTCATCACCCTGTGATAAATCTGCACCAAGAGAACACGGTAATTTACTATACCGGTATTTCTTGTAAGGTATTGGCGGAAGTGTCTCCTCATATGTAAAATAGTACGTGAAACCTTCCATCGGTAATCCAAATCTTTTTGCTAAGATATCGTTTCGAGCGGCAGGTGCCTGTTCTGCTCTTTCTACATCCTGCTGATATACAGCGTAAGTGACTGTTTTTCCTATATTCGGATTGGCTTTAAGCCACATTTCTGGCATTCCAACTTCTTCAATGGAATCAAGCTTATACCACCAGATTGAAACGTTTCGAGCCCGGTATTCACCTTTTAAGATTTTCATCAATTCCATTTTGATTGTATCGCCGGAACCATTTCGAACGGTACCTTCTGAACTTGTTGCCACAATCATATAATCGTCAAGTTTAGAAGCGCCCTGTTCAATAGCACCGATGGGGTCTTCCCTAATATCTCCAGAAAGCCATTCGTCAACAGTTGCTGTCTTACATCTCAATCCCTGAAGTTTGTCTATACTCATAGGACGAACTTCCACAATGGAATTGGTAAGCTGATTTTCAATACCTTTCTTAGTGGACACGAGCATTGGTCTGTTTGCTCTTGAACCGGTTGTATTCTGTATAGAACCATTTGTCAGAAAAGTAAACAGCGGACCTCTATGTCTCGTGATAGCAGTTCTGTAGGGAGACATAACTTCATCTGCCTGTTTCATAGTAGGTGCCGTTGTTATCTGCTGTGTAGTAGAAGTATCGATTGTCTCGTTATAAGCCTGAACACAAGTATCATATAACGATTTTGCGGCGCCTCTTCCCACTATAAGATATTGTTTGTTAATCAAACGTTTCTTAATTCTTTTAGTTACATAACGTCCACCATGCATAGATGGGTATGGTTCATAAACTTCTCTTTCCTCAAATATGAACCATCCATAAAGCTCTTCTCCCCATAACTTAAAAGAATCAAGCAGAACCAAATCAGAGCCATCTGTAAGAGTAAGTTCGCTCTCGCAGAATTTTATCCATCCCTCAACAGCATTCCTGTCATAATAAACTTCCGGGTCCTCAATTAGCTCGTCAATACGGTTCATTTCCATAGCGACTTCTTTGTTAACTGGGATTTCGCCTCTCATTACGGCATCCCTAAACTTGCCGTAATAGTAAGGTACGGCTGTGTTAGATAATGCCATAAAAGCAAAACCTCCTATTTTCGTAAACTATTGACTTTTCAACGCGTTGGTATTATAATGAGCCCACATTTTCAGGAAAGGGGTTACAAAAAATGTCTAAAAAAGAACTTTATCATCCGTATGTTAATGACAAGGGAAAGAAAGTTTCCGGTATTGCTTCTCTTGCTCATTACATAAGTCAATCAGGAGGAATTCAAAACTACAATGACGAAGTCGGAAGTTCCTACATCAAATCATTTGTAAAGCTTCATAAGAATTTCTTTTCAGAAGCTTACATGAAAGATACTAAAAAGAAAAATTTTAAGGTTATTTAAGAACCAGGGAGTTGACTTTTTTATGGAGTTAACTCCCTCTATTTATTCATACGCCTTATGATTTCAATCATTTCGTCTTCCTTCTTATTTCGAGCATTGTAAATCTGCTCCATCTTTTTGGCGTTTTCAAGCATCGCTTCTAACTGGGCATCCGAATACTGAGCAAGCTGTCTCTTGATTCGTTCATTTTCAGCTGCCGCCTTTTTTTGAGCTTTTTCCATCCGCGCTGACTCTTTTGCCTGCTGTTTTTCAGCCTTAGCTTTTTGTTCATCCTTCCGGCGTTGATTTTCCTCATCTTTCTTCTGCTGTTCTTTCTTAGTAGATTCCAGATTTTCTTTGAACATATTTTTATCATCCTTAAACATGCCCTTAAACACATCTTCGCCAAGATATTTCTGAATAATTTTCTTTCCGGCATAAATGCCTGCTGATGTAGCCATCGATGTAAGAACTGCCTTACCACTTGTCATTAGAATGTTGTTAACATATTCTCTACCGACATGCGTTGAACGCTCGAGTTCCTGGTAACTTTTTTCCTTTTGTAATCGTTTAATTTTTGTATCTAGTTCCTCATCAGACATTTCTCTGGAAGGTTTGTACTTTTTCAGAGATTTCTGCTCTTTAGCCAGTTCTTTCGCCTCATTCTTTTCCAGCCTCTTTCTTCCAGCAGGAGTTAAAGTTCCATCTTTGTTCTGATACCGTCTTATACCCCACTTCATACCGAGAATTCCATGGTGGTAAAGTTCTTTGTTTGGATTGTATTGCATACTATACCTCCATCTGTTCTCCGTTATGGTCTACTGATGCATTAATTCGAAATTCCAATTCTCTGAGAGTTTCTTTATAAGCAGACAAAGTAGACGAACTGAGTGGCGGATCAAATACCAGTTTGACTTTTATGAAGACATACTCTTTGATGTCCTCTAAAGATTTGTCATTTGGAATAATTTCTGACCACATGTTGTTTTTATCCTCTATCCTGTATCCGGAAACTGGTCCAATACCAATCTGGGTAAGAATAGAAAATGCTGAGTTGATGAACATCACCAAATCAGCATCAAATGATTTATCTTCTTCCATAATACCGAGAAGCTTTTTTATAGAGGTCAATATACTCTCGGTCATATTGCTTATCCCTCCTCTTTAATGGATATGTATTTCTTCATACAGTAGCCTTTTGTCCCATCAGCTAAAGTAACTTCATACCATAATGGATTGTCTATTCCTCCAGTTACAATCAAGGCAGTGCCTTCTTCCAAAAGTGCCAATGACTGGGAAGTCGTAAGTTCTTTTTCGCGCACATGCAATCTCCGGCAGTCACATACCTTTCCGATTAACTTCTTCTTTTCTTCTTCATGAGTTTTAACGTCTGGCGGTAAATCGTTCACCCGCAAAGTATTTTTAACAGGTTCATTTCTAAAATCTTTCATGATAACCTCCTATTCTTTTTTTCCAAGGACAAGTGTCGTTACGTTCTCGTTGTATAATTTTGTACGGGATATAATCTTTATTTCCATAATGTATTCCATTATGTGTGTTGAATGATGTACATATAAGATACTCAGGATTAAGTAAGTATTCGGTACGATTGACTATGTCTGTCAACTCTACAGGATTCATATGATGAATATAAATCGAACCTTGTATTTCATAACCTTCTACTCCGAGATCGCATCCACTATCTCTTAACACGATTTTTCGCTTAATGGATTTCCACTCTGATGATTTGTAGAATACTTGATTAATCCATCTGTCAAAACCAAAGGTTTCCTGTCCGACAGAACCATCAAGTTTCAAATATAAGTATCTTTCTTCGAAGGTGGGAAGACTGATTAACTCCGAATATGTTCTAATAGTAGTCGTCATCGTCTTCTTCCTCCAGGTCCAACTCTCCCTTGTAAGACTTCATTGCTTTGATTGCTTCGACAAACATCTTTTCAGAGTTTTCAGCAGCACGAATAGCATCTGTCTTTGCTTTCAACAATTCATTTTCCAGTTTCTGTCGCTCACGTTCATACTTTGCACTTGGCGAACCCTGCTTCAGAAAATAAGCAATAATCTGGGAAGATGCTGTACCATCTCTTATTCGGCGCTCGGCTTCATCAGTAGCCAAAGCAATAAGCTGGTTTTCCCTTGCCTCGGGCGAAGTAGCCGGTGGCATATTCTTTGCGCTTCCTTTTGCCATAACCTTCTCCTTTCTAAAAAAAAAATACACATCACAATATTTCAGGGGTCCATAAGGCTAAAAAGAAAATACGATGTATATCATCTTGTTCAAAGGAGAATAAACGTACAAGTATAGCAATAAGAGAGGCCGAGTATACCATTTAATTAACCTTATGAGCCCTTGAAATATCATGATGTGCTGGAAAGCTTTTTCCAAAATATCCCCGCGGGGAATTTTTGAGGAGGCCGGCGATAAGAGAGGGGGTGCCATTTTGACGACCCCTCCCCCTATGCTAAAGTCTTTAAACTTGCCAACCATAAAGCTTTGTTTGCTTTTATTTACTTTTTTTCTTTAATTTTCTCTTTTTCATTAAACATTCTTATTACAAAACATAAAGCAAAGATTTTATTGTTTACTTTTTATGTTAAGTTTCATGTAAATCATAAAGAAAACGAATATTCATTTTTATATACTTACTGGATAGTGTTCTATAGATATATGACATGTTTTCAAATAATTAGATGAAATAGAAAGTAAAACGAAAATTGAATAAAGAAATTTATTCTTTTGTTGATTAAAGTTAAGCAACAGGAACAAAAGTTTCTGATACTACAACTTCTCTTTTAACCTTTTTGTAGATGTTACGGAAGTCATATTTGATGATTTCATCAATAGCTCTCTCTATCTCTGCATCATTTTCTGAATCGGTTAACTGGTTAGATGTTCTGGCTATCCTGTCTAAGTAACCGCAGGTGTTGTAACCTTTATCAACATCAAATCTGTACCAATCATCAAACTGCTCAAAAGGGTCATATGGATTATCGAACGTTGTTATTGCACACTTAAGCATCTTTATACCTCCTAAATTATGCGATATATTTATGAATCGTAGAAGTTGATACATGCAAATCACTTGCTATCTCGCTATAAGTATAGCCAGAAGCCAGCATACTCTGTATCTTGGCAATTTTGGCATCCGATAACTGGGTAGATGCTTTAGGCATTGCTCTCTGTCTGAGTTCATCTGTATCAGCAAACCTAAGTATACTAAGCAGCTTGGTATCGCTTATGGCTCCAGCCTGAATGGCTTCCCATTCTTTATCTGAGATATGTATCTTGGTTCCCTTACCGGATGCGCTTACCTCTGCTCTACTATTCTCGATAGCTATCTGGCTAATCTTTTTGCGCTCTTTCTTATCCATATCAGGGTTATCCTGTACCTTACCTTTAACAATAGCATTTGCTTTTCTTTGTGCAGCTCTTTCTCTCGGTGCATTCTTGATAGCATCATTAAGCTGACTGTTAAGAGATGATACTTCTTCTGCATATGCTTCTTTTGCACTGCTTGAATATTCCAGTCTACCGGTAGCAATTGCTTCTTTTCTTGCCATGTTAGCAAGCGCTTTCATCTTGTTTCCATAATCAGCATAAGCATTCTCCGGTGCCGAACCAGAAGATAATTCATGAAGGTCATCAACAGTAGAAAGCAACTTAACATCTGTAGTGGCAAGTTTGGTTTCACCTGTTTTCTTGTCTATATATGTTCTGCCTGACTCTTTATAGGAAACTTTACCAGTTTCAGGGTCAATCTGCGCAGAACCTCTTCTTTCGGGAACTCGGACTGTCTGTTTACGTCTTGATAATAAAGTTGATGCACCGCCATACTTTTCTTCACCATTCTTATCAAGTACAGGATTTCCATTTTCATCAAATCTCTGCTGGTACTTCTTCTTTAATTCATCAATACCATTATCGATTTCGGATTTACGGAAATCCAAATGATGTTTCTCAGCATCAATAACAACCATACTGTGTTTAACAGCTCTTACAAGTTCACTTTCCTTTGCACCTCTTAAAGTCATGTCAGTAATGAGGTTAGAAATTTTACCCATTTCTTTCTGGGTCATATCCTTTGTCATTACTTTCATTCCCTCGCGATAAGGATATTCTTCTTTGGGATTGAAACCAATAAGACCTTTCAGCGCCGGCGTGGATTTGATTTTAACTGTATCGCTCTGAGGAATACAAACAGCCTGGTCTCCATCAAAGTCAGCACCAGACAGTCTTTCTGCTACTTTTTCATTGATGCCAATCGCATCCCTTACATTCCCTAAAATGTCTTTTGCCGCTTTGTTCTTATTATTAACGGTAAGAATAGGAATTTCAAACGTTCCGCCATGCGGATACCGAATAAGCGCAAGCTTTTCTCCATTCTTATAGTTTGGAGCATACACTTCATTCTCTTTAAGTTTGGTGATAGGCAAGAGAACCTGTGTAGTCTGCCTCGGTAAAGCTGCTGCCTTCAGATGAATTACTGCTGAATCACACTCATTTGCAAAATCCTCCAACATTTTCCTTTTAATAGTAGGATTTGTGAGGGAGCAAATTTCATCATATTCAGCCATTCTGTCTGCATAAGTAAGATTAAGCTGCTTATGAATAAGGGGTAGAGGCTGTTTAGAAAGAAACTGCTGGGAAAGGTTTCTGCTCATGTTATCCCAGTCTCCCTCTTCCTTCAACTTATTAATAGCTGAAAGAGACTGTTTCTTTCCAGTGGCAGGGTCTGTATATTTACCATTTGGGTCATCATAATAACTCTGTCCATTAGCCTTGATAGCAGCTCCGAACGGATTATCCGGGTCATCCTTAATCTTTTTAAGAACTTCCATCTTCGGAACATCTTTGTGTTTATTGGTATTAAATCTGATATCCACACCATCCGGTAAATCATCGGAATACATAGCCATACCTTTAAGATAGTGGCTTCCGTCCACCATGATACGAACCTGCGCATAGTGTGAATTTCCAAGGTCCAAATCTTTTACACCCCTGCGAAGTTCGATAACACCATCTTTGGAAATACCGCCATCTTCTGCATAACAAATCTCTACTCTGTTTGAATTAATACTTGCAGGATATTCCAGCTTCTTAAAGTGCTGTCCATTATCTGTTGAATGGTATTCCTGTACAGACTGAATAGATTCTCTGTTAGCATAGGCATCGCCATAAGTTGTGTCTTTTGGGCAGATTACTTTTAAGATAGTCTGCTGACGACTGTTTGTAACCTGAGGCATACCAACCGGATAAATGGGATAGCCTTCCATTTCCAAAATATAAAGAGCTTCCTGCAGTTTGGTAGCTGAGATGCCAAGCTCATGCTCAACTCCGGCACCAACATCCAGCATACCTTTCTTTTCGATTTCTTTCTTAAGAATTTCTGCTGTATTTTTAGCCTGGTTTTTGTTGTTTCTTGTCTTCTGGTTTAATAATGCTCTGACTGAGGAGTCATTCTTGAAACCCATTATATCTGCAATTTCCTGCAGTGTTTTGCCTTCATCTCTTAAGGACTTAGCTGTTACGGCCTGCAAATCTCTTCTTTCATGTTTTGCGAGCTGTGTCTTTGTTCTAAGTTCTGTAGTGGTCATACCCATTTCAGAAGCAATGTCTTTTTCATTCATTCCATTCTTCTCGAGCTGTTCGACTCTTGCAAGAAAGTCACCTGTTCTCTGATAAGGGTTTTCTCCTGACCCCCAAGGATATCTGCCGCTCCGGCGAGGCATTCCATAATGTATTAAATCTTTTTCCTCAAATTCTTCATTCAGAAACAACATAACTTATTCCTCCTCAGCTTTCATCTTTTCGATAATTTTGTCAAAAGTAATAATCTTATCCATAATAGGAACAATTATTTCACTCGTTGGATTAGCCTCTCTAATGGCATCAGACTGATAAATGCGAGTGCGTATATCTAAATTTCCCGGTTTGAGCTTGTATTCCAAGCAAAACAGGGCTGCATAAATATATAACTGTTCCATATGTGCGGGAAGTATCCCTGTTTTTAAATCATGAATTCTAAGAATTCCGGTCTTCATGACATCATCCAATCGGGATATAGCATCAGTTGTTCCAAAGCAATTATCGGAATAATATAAAACTACTTCCGGAACCATTTGAAAGCCGATGGCATCATTCACATACATATTTAAGGTTTTCTTGGTTCTCGGAAACTTTTGCTTAAGTGCTATTGATTCTGCAGCATAAGCATGTAATCTTGTTCCGCGTTCTTTCCCTCTGATATTAGCATAAGTCGAAGCTAATTTTTCATTGGTATAATTTAACCAATGATAGTTACTCGCTCCAAGTAATTCAGCATGCTCACCTACCAGAGCTGAATGTTTGTTGAAGTTCATTTAATACTTCCTCCTTATTTTCCGGATAAATAAATCTGGAAAACGACATCGCATTCATACGCTTAACATAATAAGGCTGATTGGGCCTTGGCTTTTTTGCATCTTCTTCACTTTTTTTACATTCAAGGGTCGCCCATTTATTTTCATACAAAACAAGAAGGTCCGGTATTCCCTGAATATCATTCGGGTCGAGTTTTGAAACTATACAACCCGGAAATCGTCTGGCTAATTCTTTTTTCAAATTTGCCTGAAACTCATTTTCCTTTTTCATATAGGCTTCCTCCTAAAAAAAATAAAAGAGTCTGAGCCGCATAAAACGACACATTCCCTTTCCTCTCATAAAAGCCTCTGTTTTTTTGGCGTACAAAAATTTTTAAAATATAAAAGCCCATACTCCGAAAAGTACAGGCTTAAATATTTCACGATATCATTTTCGTGTAACTGTATCTAGTGATGTCATTATGCTCCTATGTAATTGAGGAAATCTTCTCTGGTAAGAGTTCTTCCGCAATTAGGACAGACATACTCGCCATCTTTATACTTTAAATAGTAATCACAGCAATCACATGGAACTGAATTACCTTCCGTATCATAGACGGGTTCATAACGAATATCAAATTCACTGATTAAATCTTTACCAGCAACACCTCTTAACCAGTCGCGATAAACTTCGATAGGTAATCTCTGGTCACACACAGTACAGGTCAGATAATTGTCTTCGCCCAATGACATTGAATTCATGGCATCACAAAATGGACACGTTCCATTTACATCAATTTCGACATCTTGTTCATCACCATAAATATCATCGTATCTTTCTTCCATTTGGTTTCCTCCTTTAAGTCGTTTGGTGTAAGCATTATAAAACTTAGTACTAAAAGAAGTCAACTACTAAAAGAAAAATATAATAATTATTTAATATTCTTTTTAAACACTTCCTCTCTTGTATTTTGTTGTCTAAAAAGAGCTTGGCCCAAAAACCCACTTTTATTTTCCTATTATATATATTTATATGATTTTTTTCTCACACTAAATAAGAAAAAATGTGGGAAAGTGGGCCAAAGTGCCCGCAAACCCGCATAAATACTGGGTTTTCTCTGGCCCGGTTTTGATTTTAAAAGTGGGCCAAAATCGTCAAAAGTGGGCCAAAAGCCCGTTTTTACACTCTCAAAAATCTCCGAAAATCAGAAATTTTTCTCAAGTTTTGACAACTTTGACCCAAAAGCCCATTTTTCATTTTCTAAAAGTGGGCCAAAAAATCACTCCCAAATAGCCAATCCTTCCCCATTTTTGTAAATATAAGCATGGTTTGATAACACTTCATCGGCTGCTACAGATGACGAATTGACACTCGTAATAAGACTGTTCACCTCCTCTGGAGTTAATGGATTTTCCTCACTCAGCATGTTCGTAGCTATAACAATACACTCATGAATGCTGGAGGGAATAATGATTAAATCACTTTCCAACGTTATACAGATATCTTCTAATACTGCTTCGTCTGCCATTTTAGCAGCTCCCATATAGAAGCTCTGATTAGTCAGAATGTAGAATGGTATACTCGGAAATTCTTCCATTCCCTGGAATCCTAATCGTTCAAACACACCTGGGAAGTTCATGATGTTTGCTCTTTCGTCAACCATATTTTTCATGGCTGTTTCCATGACACATTTCTCAGATACTCCCCAGCTTTCGGCAACTTTTTTATTAATTTTTACAGTCACCCTGGTTTTATCCGGCAATGTATAAAAGAGTACCGGAATCAATGCTAAATCTAATAAATCTGAATAGATAAGCTCATTTAATGCTGCTGCATTACTTTCTTTGTTGATAAGCTCCACCGTCAAATGAGATTTAACATCTTCAAAGTTTTGGATATTATCAAATAATTCAGCAGATGCGTTACTATTGTTGATAGCCTCAATAATTCCCTTAACAACTTCATCAACTGACAAGTCGTCACTGAATTTATCAACATAGATTATCTTAGTAAACCTTTCCTGCTCGTTAGTCTTAAAACCGATACCGTGTCTACTCAGCCCATTATTCTTTGCTATCACTTCTTCTGTGACAACAGCTTCCGGGTAAAGCTTCTGTAACCGTTTAATAACTTCTTCGATTTTGATAAAATCCATAATTTTTCTCCTTTCATTTTGTAAGCATGAAATATAAGTAACAGAGCAATCACTTCTTCATGTGAACCACCTCCTTATTTTTGTATATTAATAAAGACCTTTACGAGCGTTGCACATAATGACTGAAATATCATTCATGTTTTTTTGCTTCATAAAGGTCTGTTATTACTTTTTCTTTGTAGCATAAATCTTTGGCCGCCTGAATGGCTTCTCGGCGATATGTACCGAGCTCATTTCCGTTATAATTAGTGTTCCTCATTGTCCGTAGAAACCTCCGAAGTGGTAAAAGCATTCCAATCCACCGGTTCGTATTTGTTTTCTTTTGACTTAGCCGTTGCACAATGCTCGATACATTTACACAGTCTATTCAAAATACTGAATATACAAGAATATACTACGTAAATGAATATGATAAGTTCAATAAAAAACAAAAGTGACATTTTTTATTCCTCCTCGTTTTTCCCTTTATAGATAATTAAAACTGAATACCCGCACTGAGAAGCCTGATACTGCATACTAATAACATCCTTATCTCGAATAAATGCGTTTACTTTATCTTCAAGTTCACATGTCCATGTGTCAATCAGGATTTCAACTTTTATATTTTTCATGATTTTATTCCTCCTTGCATTTGATAATAATTCCGGTACTGTCTTCCAGTTCTTTGGAATATTCTTCCATGGTATGCTTTCCGGATAAAATATCGTCCATTAGATAATTAATGTATTGTAAATTATCGATAATATCCTCGTGGGTATAACCTTTCCTACTCAAGGTCAAGGCAAAACACATCATGAGATTTTCCGTACTGTATCCGGACGCCCTATATGACAAATCCTCTTTCATTTTGTTTAATTCTTCACGAGTTACAAGAATCTTGTTTTTCCATTCTTCGATTCTCTTAATTCGTTCCGTTTTCCGCCTTTCAGCTCGTCCCACAAAATATCAATCCTCTCTTTCTTCACACAACACTCCATAAGTTTCATATACTTCATTCATGCACTCCGGACAAAGCTCTACAATTTTATAGAGACTCGTTTTAATATCACTACTACAGGTATTGTACTTTTTACCAGGCGAATATTTTCTATCAATGAGTTGACGAACTTCCCATTTAGGAATAAGTTTTTTACAGTTATCGCATGTATGAGTATTTGTCGAACCATATCCAATCATAAACATCAATCCTCCTTATTTCTTAACGTTACTAGCAATAGCAAATATTCCAGATGCTATTAAATACATTGGATTAAGGCCACCAAATATAAATACACATAGACAGATCCAACTAATTAAACCTGCAAGCATTTCAATCCTCCTCTTTTCCATAATATAAAAGAAAAAGCCTTAGTATATTTCAACCAAGGCTTTAGTCTCATTTAGTAATACTACATCCTCTTCTCTCATACATCTCAATAAGATTCATTACATGTTTCTTATTAAATTTCTCCGCTTGTTCATCGCTTCTTAAACCTAAAGCGTGTAAAGCATTGTGAATATCAATTAAGTTTGCATGATAATGAGTTGCCACATTTAGTACCATTTTTTCTATTGACATAAATATCACCATCCTTTCGTTATAGGAAATGTATTTTTAGCGAAAATATAAAAGAGAATGCATCAATTCCACTCGAAGGACGCCGATATTTCCCTCAGGCTCATGGTATATCTTTCGATATAGTTCATCTTTCGATCTAGCCTCGTGCATAGTTTTCACTATTATCTCCTTCCCGATTA